CGGTGCCGACTGGATTGCACCACAGGGCAGCAGCATCGCCCAGATTGGTGGTGTGCCTGGGTTCCGTGGCCCGCAGGTGCTGGACACTGATCATGCTTGGCCGTTGGTGCCGAATCTTGCCGGGATGAAGTCAGCCTGGCAGCGTGGATTTGACGTGCTGCTGATGGATGGGATGAACGGCACCATGCTTAGGAATCAGGGCAGCATGGCCGCTGATCGAGCGTGGGTTGCGGATCTGTAGCAGAAAACCCTAGGGCTTGGCGGCATAGTCTCCACATTCATTCGCATAGCTAGGTCCGCCTTCTTCAGGATCAGGCCAGCCAAGCCGACAGGGGCGAATGCAGTCAGTATCCCAAAACCTGCAATTCAAGCAACTCAGCTTTGAAGTCTTTTTGTTCCATCGCGGAATCTCTGGCAACTTGTCGGCGTGAATCCTGCCCATGCGTACATCATCGATCACCCCCCAGCCGACGATGACCGCCAACAGCAGCGCCAACGGCAGGGGCAGGGCACCCAGCAGCCAGACCATCAACGCGGCCACTAGGGCGACGGCAACGGTGATACGGATCAGGTAGGGCATGGTTCCTCCAGAAGCCACTGCGCGATCAGCCGCCACTGGTCCGGGGTGAGCGATGGCCTGGCGTGCAGGTAGTCGGCACGTTCATCGGCATCCTGTAGCAACTGCTGGGCGAGCTGTCGCTGGTGGTCGCGGATCACTACTCGGTCCACTGGACCCTGACCAACGCTGCGAAAAACAACGCGGTAAACAGCAGCAGGGGCGACATTCCTGCTGCCAGCATCGCAACCTCGGTCCAGGAATAGTTGGGGCAGGTCATAAGAGGTAGGGCATGGTAGTGGCCGAATCTACTACGGCTACGGTTTTGGAACCCACCGCAACGCAGATTCTAAAACCTCGGTTTCAGGATCGTCCGCGAGGTATTGGCCTGCGCTGTTCCGGGGCTGGTCGTAAATCCATTCGCTGCCATCTGGCGCAGTCCATGGTTGGAACCTCGTCGGGTTCTCGGGCCACTGCCATGCCACTGCCTGGAGTCCCGCCTGCAGCCCACTGATGAACGCCTGCGGCAGTCGCGACCTGCGATACCATGCGTTCGGCTGTCCAGTGCTACCCTATTTATGTGCCCCGGCGGACTGGCATCCCCGAGGCGCGACCAATCCGCTACTCAGGAGCAGACTGATGACTAAAGACTACTTGACGAGCGAACCATTCAAACGGCTATTTGCGGTCTTCTATCTCTGGTACGAAGGAGACAGCAATTTAATAGACATCTTTTGTGGAATCGCCACTAGCTTGAACTCAGCAATCAACATTGCTAACAGCAGGGCAAACGGGAGGCCTTGTGAAATTTTTATGCCAGGGCAAGAGGCTCCAGATGATGGAAGCTATGGTGACAAAAGATTGCGTTACAGAATTGCAGCAGTTGAGGCTGACTTTGCCTTTGAAGACGGTTGTGCATACGACGCCAACCAGCCTGCCACTCAAAAGTGGGGTGAAGGTTGCGACAGCTCTGTGGCTATCAACTACGCTTCTATGTTCAGTGCCTGTCGCTCCCTGGAATCACTTCCAGACTTTTCACAAGCTAAGGAAGCATGGGATAGTCTTGAGGTTGATTGGCAGGCAGTTTTTGCGGCCTGCAAGCCTGTAACGGAACCGGTCAACGAGCGGGAGAAATTACGGGAACGACGCGCTTCCTGGCAGCGCATACAAAAGCTGTTGTGCGCTGATAACTGAGGAGGTGAAGGCCTGGCACTCTCATGGCTCAACCACCACCCACCGCAGGGATTCCCTGGGCGGGGTCTGTGGGTCATCGGGGAGGAACTGCCCATCCTCCCCAGCGGCCTGGGCTACCCGGTAGAGGGTGCCGGTGGGGGAGGTCCATTCCTGGCCGAGGTTCTGGGCCGGAGGCGGCACCGTCAGCGCCTCGGTGAAAGCGGCTGGCAGATCAAACCCCTGCGCCATGCTCAGCACCCCAGCCAGCAGCTGATCAGAGATCAGGCCCAGCCCACGGGCCATCGACCAGGAGTCGAGAAACACCCGAGCATCCCCATCGGCAGCCTTGCCGAGGCCCACACCCAACCCAAGGCCTAGGGCCGGAAGCTGCTGCAGGGCCGTTCCTAGGAGTTGATTGATCGCCTCGGAGGCCTGCACTGCGGAGCCAAACTGCACCCACTGAGCATCGGACTGACCATTGATTCCCCAAAATGCTTCGGCTATCTGGCGACTGTCAAACCAGTACCAATCATCTACTGGGTAGATGTAATCAGCGTGGTTTGCGGCGGTTAGCGTAAATCCTGGCGCGTAAACGCTGGTGCCTGCATACTGGAGCAGGTCATCGGTGAACTTGTAGAAACCGGGGTAGGACATGGCGATCATTAGGCGGTAACGGTCCACCCTTTGGCGGTGGCAATGGTGGGGTCGTAGCCTGCTCCATTGATGCCGTAGTTGCCGGTTACAGTGATTGTTTGGCCGGTAACAACAGGCAGGCCGGTGAATAGTTCGTTCAGTGCGGCGGCTGATAACTTGCAGCTGGCTACAGAGAATGAGAAGCGCATTCCTGTAAGCTGGGCACGGGCGAGGGATGAGCAGTTGGCGACAAAGTTTGCGGCATTTGCTGCTGAGGAAATGCCGCTCATGTCAAGCGGCGGGATGCTTTCCAGGGAGGTGCAGCCTTGGAACATGCTGCTCATGTTCGTAACTGCTGCAACACTGCCTGGAAATACAGGGATTGTTTGCAGACTGCTGCAGCTTTGGAACATGCTGCTCATGTTCGTAACTGCTGCAACACTGCCTGGAAATGCAGGGATTGTTTGCAGACTGCTGCAGTTTTGGAACATGCTGCTCATGTTCGTAACTGCTGCAACACTGCCTGGAAATACAGGGATTGTTTGCAGACTGAAGCAGCCTTGGAACATGCCGCCCATGTTCGTAACTGCTGCAACACTGCCTGGAAATACAGGGATTGTTTGCAGACTGCTGCAGCTTTGGAACATGGTAGCCATGTTCGTAACTGCTGCAACACTTCCTGGAAATGCAAGGATTGCTTGCAGACTGCTGCAGCCGCTGAACATGCTGCTCATGTTCGTAACTGCTGCAACACTGCCTGGAAATACAGGGATTGTTTGCAGACTGGGGCAGCCGCTGAACATGCTGCTCATGTTCGTAACTGCTGTGGCATTAGGCAGTGACGGCAGCGATTGCAATGAGCGGCAGCCCTGAAACAGGGTTGATGCCATACTCGTCAACGCACCAACCGATACAATGTTGATCCGCTCTACATTTGCGTGAACAACAGTCGTCGAACCCCCAATCGTTAATCCCGTGCCACTGACCTGCGGCAATGCCATCGCAATATCCAGCCATCCTGTCGCATAACCATTCACCAACCCCGTCTGTCCATGCTTCTGAAAGAAGTTGGCAACTGTTAGGTTCTGTCCTGCCTGTGGTGTAATCGTCACTACCGCCACCTTATACGGCAGCAACGTGGCCGAACCGTCACCCGTAAACGTTACCGGACTGCCGCCAGCAGTCAGCGAAACTTGGAACGTATTTGCTGCTGCATTAACAACAAAATACCGCTGCTTCGCAACAATTCCCGTTGTGGTAACAATGCTGTAGAACCGTACAATCGCGCCATTGCTCAGCCCATGAGCCGTGCGGTTGACAGTGCTAGTTGCAGCCGTAAACGTAACCGGCGCATTCGTTCCAGCCAGCGCAGCAGAGTTAAAGTCAAACTCATAATCTGCTCTGGCATTGCTTGCATAGTTCGTCGTCGTCCCATCGCCATAATTGATGATGTAGGCGCCTTGGGCTAAGAATGCGAAAAAGTTGCCACCCTTGCCAACACCATCGCCAGGCCACACCGCATAGAGGCCAACGATCTTCTGCTCTGCCGCGCCAGGTGCGGTCAACGCTGGCCACGCCGCATTTCGCACCCACTCGTCAGCCGCTGCACCACCCGCACCGCCTGCTACCAGCGTGCTGCCCAGATAGATTTTCCCAGTAGTCGTAGGCATACTCAGCTCGTAATAACGTACAGGGTTGATGCGCTTGGTGATGCAATCGCGTCGTACTCGGCCTGGGTCAGGCTGACAATGTTGGTCACTGCATCGGCGCCTGTGATTCCTGTGACATCGCTCACCACGGCAATGTCGATCTTTTGCTTGTCGGTGGCGCTGGCCAGACCCGCTGTAGTGCTGTTGACTAGGGGGAGCACCGCGTCATCCCCAGTCGAGCTGCGCACTTCGCGGCTGGCGGCGTCGTAGGTGAGGTTGGTGGCGACGTTCACTTGAGCGCCAGAGGCAACCCCGTCGAGCTTTGTCTTGTCCGCCCCACTCATCAGGCCGGCCAACGTCGTGCTCGCCTCAGGCAACGTCACGTCAGCGCCTGTAGAGCTGCCCAGCAGCCGACTGCTCGCCGTGTAACTCAGATCGGTCGGGCCGGGAATCGAGGGCAGTCCCGACAAACTGCCATATGCGATCTGCGCACCATCGCCGCCGTTGTGATCATGGCTGTTGCCATTGGTCACACCCTGCGCTGCTGGAGCAAAGTCTGTCGTTGCTGCAGCAGCGGCTGTCCCCAAGGTGGGCTTGTTCAGGATCTGGGCGTCACCACTGGAGGCGTTCCAGTCGGCGTTGACGTTTACCTCGGCGCCGGCCTGGATACCATCGAGCTTGGTCTTGTCGGCGCCGCTCATCGAACCGGCGGCGCTGGTGGTCGCAGCGGTGATGCTGATCGCCGGGGTATTGCCACCAGAACTGACAATCGGTGCAGTCCCAGACACTGAGCTGACACCACCTGACGGCAACCCCGTTAACTGCGACGCATCCACCGCCGGAAGCCTGCCAGCATTATCGAGCTGCACCACATTCCCGGCTGCCGTGCCGACGTTCTGTGCCGCAGCACTACCGAGCGTTGGCCGGTTGCTCAGATCGCCATACGCTCCAGTCGTTGCAACCGTCGCCAAAGTCGACTCCAACGCATACTGCCCATGCGGATCCGCAGCAGCAACGTGTGCATTAACCGCCGCCGTAATCGATCCACCACATAAATCCGCAATCGCCTGCGTTGACGCATCTACCGTCGTCCCACCCTGATCCATAGGCACCCTCTCAGTGCCACTCAATGGCACCGTCGCATTAGGCAAACCCGTGATCGTTACGTCAGCCATCAGAGTGTCACCAGCAATCGATCATCAAGTGTCTTCAGCCGCAACCCGGCCAACGTAGTGATATACATCGCAATCGCCTCAATCTTCTCCAGCACCATCACACAAAACCTCCCATCAGCCAACTTCAGTGGCTCATGCTGCAGCCTATACACCTGCCCCTCATGCAACACCTGATCCCCATACCCCAACCCACCAAACAAATCAGCCCGCACCGTCAGCGCATACTCCACACTGATCACCTGATCGCCCATCATCACCTGCGACTGGCGATCCATAATCCCTAAACCAACAACGGCCCCAGCAGTTACGCTAGAGCCGAAGTCAGCCAGCAGGAAATCATCGGGGATCTCCTGGATCATTGCGATCAGGGCCGGTACTTCTTGATGCCAACCGCAACGCAGCTCACAACAGCGCTATAAGTGCCGGTTTCATCGAAGAAACTCAGCCGCAGCCGGGACGGCAGATCGTCTTTCGAGATCACCAGCCGGTTGTGATAAGCGGCGACGGCCAGGTCAGGGAATGCGCCGCCGGTGACGTCTACGGCATCGCTACCGTCGGACGCATCGCCGGCCTGCACCTTCACCTTCATGGCGCTGCCGGCAGCGCTGGCAGGGGCGGTGAGGATTAGGCACACATCACCATCAAAATCATGGCAATTAACGGCGGTGGTGTTGTTCGCCGCTGACACAGTGGTTGGGGCCAGAATGGTGACGCTATGCAGCGCCTCCAGGTTGCGTTGTCTGATAGCCATGGTCAGGTTTCCTCCGTGGGGGGCTGAGTGACCGTGCTGAGCACGGGGTTGTTGTCCGTGGTGCGGCGTTTTCCGCCACGGCGTGGCGATTCGCCTTCGACCTCAGCGGCTGGGGCGGGAGCAGTGTGCTCAGTTGCCCACCCGCTGCGAATCATGTGAAGGCCAAAGTCGTTATCAACAGTAACCACGTCGCCGATCTCTCGATCCTTGCGACTGATCACCATCGATTCGAGCATCTCGACTTCCATCCTCAGATACCCCACACAAAGGCCTCGGGATAGCGAACCCCAAAGTCGCAATCCTGCAGGATGCTGATCTCAACGCTGCCGGAATCCTGATACTTATAGGGATTCACGCCGATGTCTTGGCCGCTCCAGAACGCCAGCAGCACCTGCGAGAAGTCGCCGAAGAGGCTATTATTCACCTCCAGCTGGTTTGACATCAGGGCCGGGTAGCCGTTGATCTCGTTGTTGCGCAGAACGTAGAAGTCGCTCTGAGCGTTCTCCAGCGTGGTCTTGTAGACGCCCCTTGCATGGGCGTTCATCATGTACGCCATGCTGGGCACATCCAGGTTCGCCAGGCTCACCTTCGTTTCCATCTCAACCAGGTTGAGGAAGGTGCCAAAGTTATAGCTTACGCTGTTGATGGTCTTCGCCTGGCCGCCGGACAGCGTTTCAGTCTTCACCCCATCGGTGTACCGCAGGCCCAGGGGGCGCTTGGATCCGCCTGGGGAGTACAGGAAGTCCTTGTCAATACCAAGGGCGACCTTGCGGCTCAGGTGGCTGCGAACCCAGGCTTCGGAGGAGAATCCGGTCTGGCCGATGAAACGGCGCGTCAGGACAGTTTTCGCACCGACAGTCTTGGGCGTGAGGCTGACCTGGCCAACCAGGATCTCAGAGGCGTCAGGCGCCTGGCCCTCACCAACCCAGTAGTGAGTAGGGCCGGCGGTTTCCTTGGGGATGTCGATGTCACCCACCAGACCGCTCAGCACGGTGGCGCCGGCAGCGGTGATGCTCAGGCGGTTGTAGATCAGCTCAATCATCGAGCCAATCAGCAGGTCGGTGTCAATCAGCGCACCGCCGGTGGTGAATCCACCTGCGGTCTGATCAGCGCGGATGTTCTTACGACCGGCGCCCATGCCGGGGATCTGCGCGACCATCACGTCGGCGGGGATGCGGAACGAGCCCTGCAGCTCGCGGCCCGAATGCTTCACCGCAGCGGCGGACGCTTCCAGCTCCAGTCCGGCAGCATCACGCAGACGGGCATCGGTCGGGTCAGAAAAGTGCCGAATCGCATTCAGGATGTTGTACCGCTTCACCTCGCGGTCAGACATGCCGATCAGGCCATCAGCGCTCGACTGCATGCGACCGCTCATCTCGACCCTCTTGGCACCCTTGGCTTGCATCGCCAGCTCAAACAGCTCGGCGCGAACGCAGTCCACGCTGGCGCCAGACTCGATGTATTCATCGGCCTTTTCGTTGCCTGCGCCGGCCTTCTCGCACATATTCCGAATGGTCTTCGAGCGCTCGCGCTCAGCCTGCACAGCGGTCATCTCCCGCTCTGCAACGTCAATGGTCTGGGTTGTCATAGCAGGAGATGCGGTTTGCATTTCTCCATTCAGGCTATGCACCTCCTCATTCTCTTCCTTCGCCACCTGATCATCCACGGGCGGTTCAGTTACCGCATCAACCAAAGCAGCAGTCTTGGCAACTGGCTTCCGTGGCTCGACAAACTCCACCAGTTTGGCCAATGCCTGCGGCATCTTGGCGAATCGACCCAAGGGCACAGCAGCTGCCTTCACATCGCGAGCCGGTGCCATCTCCGATGCAAACCCAAACTCAACAGCCTCGGCAGCAGTAAGCCAGCTCTCGGCGGCCATCAGAGAACGCACGTCATCCTCGCTCAGTCCAGAGCGATCAACGTACGCTTGCCGATACGCAGTCGAAATCCGATCGATTAGATCAGCTTCCTTCCTGAGGTCATTGGCGCCACCAATGCCGAGCCCCCATGCCTCATGGATCATAAGGAAGCTGCTCTCTGGCATGACGATCTCATCGCCAGCCATCGCAATCAACGATGCAGCACTGGCAGCCACGCCGTCAATAATCACGCGCTTCCGTCCTGCGTACCGGGACAGCATCGAATAGATCGCTAAGCCCTCCAGCGCATCGCCGCCATAGCTGAACAGATTGATCGTCAGCGGCTCATCGCGACCCGTCAACGCGCTCTGCACCTCTCGGGCTGTAATCTCCCAGCCCACCTCGCCAATCAAAGCCATTTCAAGCCCTGAGTTGTCGGCGGCGGCCTTAATTGCTACGCCAGTCATTCAGCCTATAGCGATCTTGCTACAGGCTATGAATCCCCTTCCGTACCCATTCCCGGCAGAGCAGCCGCTGTCGTCCCATTCTGTTGCTCAGGCAGGCCCAGCCTTCTCCGCAACGCCACCTCGTACGCAATCTGCGCCCAAGTGCTCTCCAGATCAGTTCCATAAAGCTCTGCCATCTGGTCAGAGGTTGACTGCAGTCCCATTTCCTGCGCATCCTTATACGCTTTCATCTCCTTCGCGGGATCTACCCAGCTCCATGTGCGGGCCTGCCAGCGTGGGGACGTGTAAAGCTCTGGCTCGTTCCAATAGTTGCCAAATAACTCAACAGGCAAAACGCCAGCCATTACGGCAGCATCAACCCATTCTTCAAACACTCGCTGGTGGAATTGCTGGATAAACAAAGACTGCATAACCCGATACCAATCCCGAACCTCCAGCTTCTCTTCACGCATGGAGCTGTAATTAGCATCACTGTGATCGCCGCTGATTGCTGAGTAGCTGCTGGTAATGCCAGTCGAAAACCGGCGCAGCATTGTCTTTAGTACAATCTCAAACTGGTTATCATCAGGGCCAAATTGCGGCGGATACGGCTGCTCCCCAGGATTCAGCTCAACCCATTGCCCCGGTGAGCTGCGAGACAGTATCTCCCCAGTGCTTGGGTCTTGCTCATCCGCCAAACCTGAGGATGCCCCTTCATTGGGATCCTCTTCCTTCTTGCCGACAAACCCAAGAATGTTGTTGACAATCCGCTTCCGGGTCCAGTGGGACTTTTCATATTCGTTGATATTGTGAATCGTCGTCAGAACTGGCGCTAGGTGGGGGATTTCACGGAGCTGCCCGATTTCATCGGGAATGAAAACATGAATCAAATCCCTTGCGTCTACAAAATAATGCTTAGGCTCATTGCTCAGTGGATCGCCTGGGTCGCTATTGCCCGGGTGCCGCCGCAATACCGCATACCGCGTAACACGTCCGCCACGACGATCATCGGTCTCAACACCAAGTCGCCAAAAATGGCCAGGCCGATCTGACATGCCATTGTAATCTTCATCAAGCTGATCAACGCTCAATAACTCGAAGCAAAGCTGTTCACGTCTAGGATTATTATTGGCAGATGATCGAATAATTCGAACCATTGCGCCACCGTGCGTTTGAAACGCACCAGCAATCATCAGCTCAAACTGATGAAACGAATATCGCCCGGCAAGATCAAACGTATCAGGCTTGCAAAACTGCTTCCACTTCGCTTCCAGAACTTGATTCCTGACATCATCACGCTCTAGCGCAGTCTGCGCCAGAATCATTCGATCAAGCGCTGCATCCAATGCTCGCCCTTGCTCACCCCTCGCCAGCAGCCGTGCAATCTCCATTGATACCTCAGCCCGCGCCCTGCCCGCTTGTCGATCGCTCCGGCCACCAAGCGGGATCTGACCACGCATCTGCACACCTCGGGCGCCAATCACATTGATCTGCATGCTCCGCACTGCACGCCGGGCATACGGATTCAACAGCGCCTGATAACGACACTTAGACCTAATCCCTTTCAATCCACCCCGCAGCATCGCCTGAGGATCGACAAACACTCCAGGCATGTCGCCCAACAGTCTTCCCCCAAGGTGGCCTGCTAGCCCTTGCTGCGCCCGCGCTTTTCGTGCTCGCGGGCCAGGGCCAGACTCCCAAACCCTGCGAGCAAAACCCTTCGCTCTGCCAATCAAACTCATGGCTCAAACCTCACAAGGATTCTGCGGCTAGATGCCACACCCTGAGCCAACGCCTCAGCACGCCGCGCAGCCGCAACCCTGCTAATCAAGTCGTCGCGCTCCTTTCGTAATTCAGCTAGATCCGCACGTCGCACCTTTCGACCGCCAGATCCCAATGCACCAACCTGATACTCCTGCGCACCGCTTACCAGTGCCCTGATCGCTTCCTTAATCGCATCCAGATCAATCTCATCTTGGCTGCGATCATCAAATGCTCCAGGCGTGCCGCTAAACGCCAAACTGCGGCGCACCGTCAGACCGCCACGCCTTACCGTGTGAGACGCTCCGTCGATCGTTGCCACCACCTGCAGCGCCCAATCACCTGCAGCCATTGCAGAGGTGACCTGCGCTGTTAGCTCAATCATCCAACCATCTGCTGTATTCACTCCAACCGCCTGAGCGCCAGCCCCAGCTGCCTTTCCTCGCAGCCAAACAGTCACCCCCTGCGCACCAACTGGCACGTCAGGTTCAACCCATCTAATCCGGTCTCCCTGGTATAGCTCCTTGGGATTCATCGGCTCACGACTGCAAATCAAATACTCGGCGTCGTGGGCGCCGCTTCCCTCCCAAGCCTACCGATGACAACCGCTGCGCCTCAATCAACCGCTCCAGCTGGTCCCACATCGTCGCCCGTGAATACCGCCGCGCCACCAACTGCAGCGCTGCATACGCCATCCTCGTACAGTCCCCCGCCTCATCCCTGCTACCGGTCGGCTTGTCCCATTTGTACTCTCGCTTGCCGGCACCCTTCTTTGGCATCTTCTTCCACGGGAACAGCTCTGCCAAAAACTGATCCGTAGCAGCCTCACCAAAATGCAAATATCCAGGCCCAGGTTTCTCCTGCCGTAATCTCCCCTGCAGATGCTGAATACTTGTCTCATACCCCACCGGATACATCAGCACACCTTTCTTAATCACACTCTGATTCTTCCTGTTGATATTCACCGGCACTCCCTTACCGATCAGCGGTTTACCCTTGCTCTCTGAACCCTTCATCGGCACCCATCTGCCCACCCTGGTGCGGCACCAGTCCCGTACTTCATGCGTCGCATATCCACCATCATCAATACCACCTAACGCAATCTGCAGCTCTGCCCCATCCTCACGCTTCCATTTCGTCTCCAGCACTGCATCCAACTGATTCAACGTCTCAACCTGCTGTGGGTCGCCATCGATCTCAAAATGCCCCACATGCCAACCTTCCTCTCCCCTCCCCCATCCCCATATCGTCACCACCAGCCGCTCAGCCATCGCACCACCGCCGCCCTGTACGTCAACGCCAGCGGTCAACACCAACACACCATTCGGCACCACGTCCGCTGGATACCCATTCCCAACTCCTGCATCCTGCCGCCGCTGAGACAATCCCTCCACATTCAACTTCCCGGTAATCGTGTCCTCCCATGGCACGCCCAACACCGTATTGTGAAACGTCTGCATCGAATCCGTATCACCCTTCCGCATCATCTCCAGCGCTTCTTGGTACTCACTCACCAGATTTCCCCACTCCGCTCCAGCGTGGTAGCTATACGCTGCCCAGATATGCCTACTCCTTACCCTCGGATAACCATCCTTCAATATCTGCTGGCTACGGTCCAGCCCCAGCGGACATGCCCACCCGCCATGCTCATCCATCCATCGCAACCTGGCATATCCAATCAACTCATGGCAGTTCTCACATTCATACTTCCCCGCATCCTCGCCTTCCTTTCGCATCTGCTCCCACCTCAGCACCTGATACTCCCCGCAATGCGGACACGGCAAGTACCGGTACTGCTGGTCACCCTTCTTAAACCACTGGTGCGTTTTATCATCAGGATAAATTGGCGTCCCGCCAATGATCGTCTTGCGGTTCCAGGTGGTGGCCGATCGATTCATCCCTAGCTTGATCTGATCACCTTCGTCGATCGCGTCATACGCTGACGGTTCCTCAAATATCACTACCGTCCGTTCCTTACGCCGAAACCCCTTACCACTGGCAGCGCTCACAATATCGATCAGCCCGCCATTGGTGAGCTTTTTAAGCAGGATGGTATTCGTCGCCGTTCCCCTAGCCTTCGACTCAGCCAGTAACCCCTGCAAACATGGCGAATCCCTAAACAAATCCGATATATCTTCCTTACTATACTCTTCCGCATCATTCTGCACCGGCTGCACAATCATGATCTTGCTCGGCTTCCAATGCGAGTAATACTGCACCGCGCCGATCTTCACGCACTCGGACCATCCCACACGGGCTGACTTCATGCAAACCTCCACTTCCACATATGCACTGGTAAATCCATAAAACCAGTCACGCTGATACGGCCTAGTCGTCCACTTACCTTTACTCGCTGCATTACCCGTAACATGACCATACGTGTCCGCATACTCAACCCCGTTCAACAGCGGCCGTGGCCTGAAGCATTCCGCCAAGCTCCGAGCCATACTTATCCGATCGCGGCTGATCATCCCGCTACCTCCCCTTCCGTAAACTCCCAGTCCGCTACGTTCTGCAGAAACTGATTCACCAACTTCGTTACAATGTCCTGCTCTTCTACCGTAAGATGCGGGATCTGGTTCTTAATCTGCTGCGGCAAACTCAACGCCTGATCCTGCAACGTCAGCGCCACCGCCTTCTGCGCTTGCTCTACATCATCCCGATACACCAGCTTCCCCTCCAGCAGCTCGCGCTCTACCTGCAGCTTCAGTTTCTTTTCGTACTCAGTCCAGGCGCGTTCTGTGTTGAAGTCTGGTGTGTCGCCATCAGCATCAGCAGGGCGCTTCTCTGACTGAGCTGCATCACTTCTGACGGCCATCCGTTCCTTCGCTGGCCGCAACGGCTTCTGCGCTGCTTCCACAGGCGCTTTTCGGCTGCCATGCTTGCTCTTCGTCTTCGGCACCTTCGCCCACGCATCATGCAGACCCTCCCGCCGCACATGCCGCACACCATTCACCAGCACCTCGTCGAGAAACCCGTTCTCGATCGCCCGGTAAACCTGATTCCTACTCGTCAGCCCCAGCACTGCCGCAGCATCACGAATAGTCAGCAGCTCAGTTCCCGCCACGTGTCACATTCGCTTGTCACAATCTATCTGTGACAGAATCTATGTGACAGGCCGGTTCTCCTGTGGTGGTGCTGGGGTGGGGGATATACTGGCCGGTTATTGCGAAACAGTCACATAACGATAGCATGTTCTCAATAGAGAAAACAGGCGTCGGAACTAACCGCTCTGTTCTCAACAGGAAGGACCCAGATCCACTGCAGTGCAAGGGTTCTCAATAATTAGCAGTGTTGAGAATCAATAGCTGGCCTGCCTTATTGAGAATCCCAGTGCTGGCCTGCCATCTCAGCGGAAGCCTGCCCGCGCCAGCTCCTCCCTCAGCTGTTGCTCAATCTCCCCAGGCCAATACACCTGCACCTGCTTCTGTAGGTCGCCCTTCAGGTCGTACGTGCTGGCTCGGCGCTTGGGCTGGGGCTCAAGCGTCCACTTCATCTGCGCTCCGCGGAATGACTCGTAGCTGCCACGGCCGGTCCGCTGCCAGATACCGAAGCGGCCCTCCCCACCCTTGATCGGCGTGATGAACATCCGATTGGCGCGGTTCACCATCGTTCCCGTCTTCCTGACTGATGACCAGCCCGTGAGCGCCTTGGTGTAGGCAGCACGTGTGACGTTGCCTTTGCTGTCCTTGCGCTGCGAACGAGTGGGGACCATCGTGACCCTGCTGCCCACAAGTTCAGAAGCTGCCAGGTCTGCGCCCTTGGTGCGTGGCTCTGTGCCTTGCGTGAGCACAGAGATGTAGCGACCAGCAGCACGTGGCCGATCAGTGCGCAGGCCAACCTCAGCCACTAGGTTCTGAGGTGTGGGTCGTTCGTGATAGGTGGCGTTGTAGGTCCAGGCTGTGGCACCGCCTTCAATGCGGTTACTGCGGTTGGTCTTCAGATCATCCTTGAGCCAAGCCTGGGTCTTGATCACGGTGTCGCGCAATGCACGGCCACTGGCATAGCGCAGGTTCTTCTCGGTGAGCAGCTCCAGCCCTCGTATTGAGCGGTCGAGACCAGTTGTATCGAGGCGGATGTCGAGCATGAGTAAAACCCCGCTGCAGGCGGGGCGTGCGTCCCATTGGCGCCAGGGTCAGTCTGGGTAGGTGTCAGCAGGGCCAGGCAAGCCGTTACACCCGAAACAGGGCGTTACAAGATTCGTAACACCCCAAACCCAAGCCCCCCACTCAAATACAGGCCCTCCTGTTACACTGTTACACCTATTCAAGAAAAGGTATAAGTAAAGAGAGAGTTGGGGACGTATCACTGTGGAGGGGTGTGGGTGTGGATGTATGTGCCTTTATGGGGGGCTGTATCCCTTGGCCGGCGTAACGCGTAACAATTCCCCCAGATCGCAGCCCACCACTCAAAAACAGGCGAAACACCCAACGTAACCACCGAAACGGTTTTCGGTAGCAGCGTGAACAGTTCAGCCTTGAATAGTTCGTATGGGCACAGAAACCGCTCGACTGACCGAACCGATGCCTTTGAATCGGATCACGCCTGCTCGAACTGCTCCAGGGATGCGGGAGAGGACGGTTGCCCAGCTATGAGCCCATGGCGTATCGGACAGGATGCGCTCGATGCCCTTGGCGGTGTTGGAGATGAAGAGGTTGCCATCTTCGGTTTTGATGCCGATTCGTCCGAGGTGCGCCTCTGCGGTATCTGGGGTGATGTCGATGGATGAGGCTGTGTGGTTGGCGATTTCCACAAGCTCGCCGATGGTGCGTGTGAAGGCTTGACGATCCGTCTCAACCCTGAGCTGATGTTGAAGGATGGTTTGGAGGCAGCGGTGTTCGTCGGGTTCGGCGTTGGCTTCTTTGTATGGCTGCCAATCGTTCTGATCAATGAGTGTGTAGGCGTCGGCTTCGGTGGCGACGTGCTGGTTCATCAGGGACCATGCACCGGCGAGTAGGGTGCCGTACTGGTCACCTTCACGTTGGGAGTCGAAGCGATCAGCGGCAGCACGGCGAAAGGCAGCGACTGAATCGCGGATGATTGATATGGAGCGTACGGAGCGGTGAAGGAGGCGATGGCCTGCGGTGGTGGTGATGATGCGTGTGAGGTCAGCGTCTAGGGCAGACCAGTGAGCGATGCGGTCTGATTTAGGGAGGTAGGAGGGGTTACGAAGTGTGAGCTGAGCGAAGCGTGAGCGATCGGCGCCTTGCTTAAGGGCGGTGGAAATGGAGCACATGAGGAACATGGAGCGAACGGTGAAGCGCTGTGCGGCACCGTCAGCGCCACCTTTACCGATCACCCCACGGCCACTGGATGATGCGACGCGAGCTAGGGCGAGGATGTCTTGAATGCGTTTGCGGTCGGACTGTTCGTTGGATTCGGCTTCGTCGAAGATGACGGGGAGAGCGTCGGAGCGCAGTTCTTGGCGGATGAATGCTTCAGTGGTGTTGCCTTCAGGCCATAGGGCGAGGGATTCGAGGATGGGGCCAAGGAAGCGGTTAAGGATGGCGGATTTGCCGGAGCCTGCGGATGCTGTGAGCCAGATGTGTGGGCGCCAGGAGAGTGCACCACAGATGGGCGCGAGTGCGAGCCAGCCGGCCAGGAGGATGCCGGATGCGGGGACTTCCCAGTGGAAGCGAGAGGCGATGTCTAGGAGTTCGGCGCCTTCGTGATCGGTGAGTGGGGTGATGTCTAGGGGGATCTCGATGGATGTGAGGCGCTGGTAGTTGAAGCGTGATGGCGGTGGGGCCATGACGGAATGGGAGATGCCGTCAACGATGAGGCGATCACCGAGGTGCAGGATGGAGCGGTTGTCATCGATCCATGCACCACGACCGCGGATGCGATCGGGGGAGTAGACACCGGTGCGTGCTTGGCGAGCGAGGAGCGAGGATACGGCTGATTGCCAGTCAACGCCGGATTTGGAGGGGTAGATGGTTTGCCAGTAGGGGAGTTCGGCTAGGCGCAGGAGGTTGTTTGTGGAGTGACCGGGTGCGGTGAGGCGTATGACCTGGCCGGTGTTGCCGGGTTGGTAGTAGTAGGAGTCACCATCGAACCCGAGGCATGTGAATGGTGCGTTGTCTGGAATATCTGGCGGTGGTGTGGGTGGTTGGTTTTGGTGTTCCGGTTCTGGATCTGGTGTGGGCTGAGGATCAGGGAGGGTATCGATTAGGCGTGCGTGTGCTGCGAGTTCGGTAGCGGCGCGTTGAGGCGTCCATGAGGTGGGCGCATCAGCGAGGTCCCATTTGTGTGGGGTATTGGGTGGGGGGTTAACGATGGAAACGGTGCAGCCGATGCGTTGAAGGCGTGGCGCGAGTTTGGCCATGCACTGACGGCCGGGATCGTCGTTATCGGGCCAGATGGTAACGGTGCGAGCTGAGAGGGGTGACCAGTCGGTGTGTTGTACGCCTGCGACACCACCACACCAGGCGATGCAGACGTGATTAGGGAATAGGGGTGCTGCAGCGTCGGCTGATTTTTCGCCTTCGGTGATTAGGACCGGAGCGTTTGGGTTGGCGGTGAGTTTGTGGAGGTTGTAGAGGGGGCGAGGTGCGGGCCAGTGGGAGTCGAAGGGATCTTCATTGCTGGGGAAATGCCACTGGTTATCAAGCCAGGTGCGCTGGACAAAGAGTTTTTGCGGTTCGCCGTTCTTGGGTGGCTTAGGGATGCGCTGCACCCAGAACAGCTGGTTGCCGTCAGCGTCGGTGTAACACCACTGGGCGACGGCACGCCCGAGCGAAGGCGGCGGTGTACCTACTGGTGGTGCGGCTGGTGTGCGATGTGGCCGCTTGGATTTCTTGGGTGCGGACACGGCGGGTGATGGCAGGCCGAGGTGTTGTTCGATGCGTGAGACAGCCTGTTTGAAGTCCCATCCGGTGACGCGCAGGAGCAGGTCCATACCGGTCATGCCGCCGCCCTGCTGGTTCTTGCCGCCGCATTGATTGCAGTAGCAGCCACCGGGGCCATCGTCGTTATCCCAGCGGAAGCGGTCGGTGCCGCCGCAGGATGGGCATGGCTGGTGTTTATTGGTTAGCTGATCAGGCGAAATGCCGCCAAGGGATTGCAGCAGCTCCGGCCAGCGACCGGCTGTGAGGTCGTTGATGGAGCGCATGCGAGGTGTTAGGCGATGCCGCGGCGTGCGGAACGAGCAGCGCGGCGCATGTGATCAGCGATGAGCTGGCGGATGAAGGCAGCACGTGAGAGGCCAACGAGATCGCGTTCGCGGTCTACGTGCGCCATGAGTTCAGGGGATAGGCGTATGGCTGTGGAGGAAGCACGTAGCTGGTGGTTGGGGTTCTGGGAGAAGGGACCGTTCATGGGGTGGAGCGTTCTGAGGCAGCCTACCGCAGCATTTCCGGAACTGGTGTGCTAGGGTTTGGGAGCCATCCCTCCCGAGCCTCTCTGTGATGATGCGTGCCACTGCCCGGACCAGGCGGTGGGTGCCCTGCGGTGTTGGCGCACCAAGGGGGACGCGCCTCTCATCGGTTACGGACCCATTGAGGTCAGCTGCTGGCACCACTCCCGGCGGGGGAATCATTGGGGCAGCTGCAAGGGGCGAGGGTTGTGGGGTGGTTTTTATTTACACACCGCTTATCGCTAAATCACTTAATGCTTTATGACTTACTTTACTAAAATTAATCCTGACGGATCTCAATCAACAGGCACTTATCACCCAGAACTTGCCGAAGCTTCCATTGGATGCCTCAAGCGCGATCTTAAGCAGTTGCGACGCACAAAAGGAAAGGGCTTTGTCCGTCGCCCCTACAGCGACCTGAACGAAGCTGAGATTATTGCCCTTAATCCTGCTTCGCCACCAGCTGACCTGATCGTTGCTGTTGGGGTTTGTCCAATTGTCGTTGGTGACACCAATGCACGCATTCCCATGACACAACAGCAAGTTCAAGAAGCGATCAACAATCATGGCTTCGTGGATTGCTGGTCCCGCAAAGGCTTTGCTTGACAAGGCGGCACCGGCAACAATAGTTACACAGTTGTCTAATAAAACAGTGCCAAAATGAAAACTACAAAAACCAGGATTCCGCTTGACCGTTTAAACCATCACCTTGTCAGATTGATTTTTGACCTACAGCGTCAATTTGTGCAAGGTTGGAACGAGCGCGAACAAGATTTCTATGCAGAGCAGAATCACGACTTGCCGGGTGGTGCGAAATATTCTGGCTGTCGCCCTTCTACTGGTGCTAGATGTTTTTCAGGATTCTCCATTGTCTTGCCTGATGGAACTTGGATAGTAGTTCAGGTTGAGGACAATTGGGATCACTGGTATCCTGCATTTGCAGATTTTAGACGTAACAAATTAGAGTTTGTAGAGCAAATTAAGTCAATTACGGTTCATGGCGACTACCTTGCATTTGTGAAGTGGGCAGACCCTTTGCTTGTTAAATACTGATGACCCCAACCCTCCGCCCCAGGCAAGTGCAGGCGCTTGCTGATTTGCGCACCGCATACGGAAGTGGTGCACGTGCGCCGATCCTGGTTGCCCCTACGGGTTTCGGTAAGACTGCGACGGCGGCTGAGATTGTGCGGCAAGCGGTAGCAAAGGGCCGGAAGGTGTGGTTTTTAGCGCACCTGCGGGAGATCCTTGACGACACCAGCGGGCGGCTGACTGCTGCTGGTATCAGCCACGGGCAGATCAGGGCGGGACGGTCTGCGGACTATTCCGCAGCGGTGCAGGTGGTGGCGGTGCAGACGGCGGCAAGGCGTCAGGCGTTGCCATGGCCTGATCTGATCATTGTGGATGAGTGCCACCTGGCTGTAGCGAACACGTATCGGCTGGTGATCGACGCGGTAGGCCGGCCACGACTGCTGGGACTCACCGGCACGCCTCAGAGGCTTGATGGCCGTGGGTTGGGCGAGGTGTTTGACCGGCTGGTATTGACCTGCTCGACAGCTGAATTGATTGCAGAGCAGCTGCTGGCACCGGTGAGGGTGTATGCGCCACCTGGCGCTGATCTATCGGGACTCAGGTCAAGGATGGGTGAGTATGACCAGGGGCAGGCGAGTGAGATTCTGAGCAGGCCGCAGGTGGTTGGTGATGCGCTGAGCCATTGGCAGAAGCTGGGCCAGGGGAGGCGTGGTGTGGCGTTCTGCACAACGGTCGCGCATGCGCAGGCAGTGGCAGAGCAGTGGCGGCAGGCGGGGTTACGTGCGTTGGCGGTGCATGGCGGCAGTGATGATGCAGAGCGCCGGGAGGCAATTGCTGGGCTACGTGCTGGCCGGTTGGATCTGGTGGCGTGTGCGCAGCTGTGGATCGCTGGTGTGGATGTACCAGAGATTGATGCGGTGATCTGGCTGAGGCCTACACAGAGTTTGACGTCATGGCTGCAGGGGAATGGTCGGGGGCTGCGGATTGCGCCGGGCAAGCATGATCTGCTGATTTTGGATCACGTCGGGAACTGCAGCAGGTTAGGTCATCCGCTGGACGTGCATGAGTGGAGCTTGGAGGGTAGGGCGAAGCGGAAACGCGAGGCTAGGTTGAGCGTGAAGATCTGCCCCAAGTGTTTCGCGGCGATGAGCAGCCAGGCCAGGGTGTGTGCTGAGTGTGGGCATGAGTTCGCGCCCGAGCGTCGGGAGCTGCAGCACGTGCCGGGGCAGCTGGTGGAGGTAACGAAGGGAGTGCCGCGTGCCAGGTTTCGTGAGCAGGGTGCGGCGAAGACGATGGAGGATCTGATCAGGTTGGGGCAGCAGCGAGGGCACAAGAACCCGAGGGGCTGGGCGCGGAACGTGCTGGCAGCGCGGCAGTTGAAGGGGAGGGTGTGAAGGTGCGTTGGGCTGAATCACAAGGAAATCGAGTCGAAGCAACGCCAAATCAAAAAGCAAGCTGCCCTTGTTGTGGTGGTGAAGTGCTTGCCAAGTGCGGCGAGGTAGTCACTTGGCACTGGGCGCATAAATCCAGGGATTGCGATCCGTGGTCGGAGCCCGAATCCGAATGGCACCGGGAGTGGAAATCTTTGTTTCCAAGGAAAATGCAGGAGGTGGTCATAGGCCCACATCGCGCCGATGTACTTTCTCCGCGAGGAGTCATTGAATTTCAACACTCAAGCATTTCGGCGGCCGAGATACGAAAGCGCGAGCAATTTTACAAACAGATGGTGTGGGTTATTGATGCTCAAAACTTTACAATGCCGCCTGATTATGACTACGCCTATGAAATTTGGGAGGAACAGGAAGGCTGGAAGCCGGAATACAAGAAAAAAGACCAAGGGAACCTGCTGGACCTGCTTGCAGGCCCGTCCATGGACTTCGAACGCCAAAGACAATGGGTTGACAAATGGCTACTGCAAAACCCACACGTCCGTTGGTTATGGCCCAGAAAATCTTGGATGAACTCCATGAAGACTTTGGTTTTCGATAGGGGTGGCGATGAGCTTTTTGTGACCAGCAGCGAACAGATTGACTGGTTTGGCGACTACACGCAAGTCGAGTTTCGCAGGATGAACCGAGCAAGGTTTGTGGAGCTTTGCATGAAGTCTGCAGCCTGATCCAGTACCGGAAGCGAACTACCTTGATACAGCAATTGATAGCTGAGAAGATGCAGCTCCTGGGCAGTATTTACAAATCTTGAGCCATCTACTGGCTGAAAAGAAGGGCTGAGACTTGTACCAATCTTCAACCAGTTTCGCGCTTTTTGATGAATTGCATCTCCGGCACGCCGGAACCAAGTTGCTCGACTCGTCTAGTCCGCCAATCTTAATTGGCAAAACATGGTCGATTGTAATCTGTGTCGATGCTCCACAATAAGCGCAGCATTCACCAAATAGCTTTTTTCGCTGCCTAATCTGAGATGGAGTTGCCCCCATAAGTGCCCGTCGATTTGCCGTTCTGCGTTTAGCTTGACTTGCTATGGATGACAGCTTGCTGGTCTCTGGGTTAAGTGCTCTCCACTCTCTCGTCCTTTGCCTCGCTTTCTCAATGTTGCTATCCCTCCATGCTTTATATGCAGCGGAGGCTTTTGCTTTATTTCTACGATGCCAATCTCTGCAATATCTTTTGCATTTTTCGGGATCCTCCAGCCGTCGCTGCCTTTGCTTGCCACGCAGTCTCTCACAGTTTTTAGCGTAATAGCTGGCCCACCGCTGCTTTGCGTATTCCTTGTTTTTTTCTGCCCACTGGCGGAACCATTTGCTGCATTTATCTTTATTTTCTGCTTGCCATTGCCTTCGGCGACTGCGCTGCTTATCGGCGCTGGCGGCAATCAGCCAACATCGAATCGTTATAGGCGGCCTTTTCAGTACCCTTCCTATTTCGGCAATTGTGCAGTAACAAGCAGCCATGACCTCTGCTTGCCTTTTGTGCACGGCAATTAAGCCCTTGTCGCTGGGGCCGGTAGGCTTGCTTTGCATTGGTCGCTCACTCGATTGGTGCCACCGGCTCGGCTGTTGACGCAGCGCGGGCCTCACTTATTAATTATAACGATCTCGTTGTGGAACTGCAAATCCAGCAACGCATCCTCTTGGCCTGCGCGAGAGGCCCTGTACGGCTGTTCAGGAACAACGTGGGCACGGGATGGGCAGGGCAGTCCACACGCATCACCCCGGGGAACCTGCGAGCCGTGGCTGCCCAGCTGCAGCCGGGTGACGTGGTGATCCGGCAGGGGCGGCCGTTGCATGCCGGGTTGTGCGTGGGCAGCAGCGACCTAGTTGGATGGCGCACTACCGAATCTGGAATTGCGCAGTTCGTGGCGGTGGAGGTGAAGTCGCAGAGGGGCAGACCATCTCCGGAACAGGAACGGTTTTTGGAGGCAGCACGCAAGGCTGGTGCATGTGCCGGCATTGCACGCAGCGTTGGTGAGGCAGAGGAGCTGCTCAGGGGCTAGGCCGGAATTGCTGCGGTAGTGTCCGGGCATGGAAACCCAAGACGACCGTCAGGCCAAGGGTGTTGCAGATTCGGAATTGCTGCGCTAGGCTAGCGGGGTCCCACCTAGGAGGCTCATGCCCCACCCGACTGAAGCCCGCCAACTGCCTGGCGTTAATGGGCAGTGGATCCTGTACTCGGAGTGTCCGCCGACCATTGCGGACCTAGACGAGGATGAAGAGCTTGTGGTGCGGAAGACAGACGTATACTGCAGAGTGATTCAGCTGAGCCAAGCCAGCGGCTATGAATACTGGGCGCCGGCTGTTGCTGCGGACCCCCGCCCCATCACCCTGCCAGCCGCGCCCGTGCCAGAGCAGGCTGCAGCCGGTAAGCGGAAGTTTGTCCAGCTGGTCTGGCACCCAAATGGCACGGCGATCTATGCGGTAGCCGATGACGGCACTGCATGGACGTCATCCGAAGACCTCCCCGACTGGAATGAGGTGGGGGATCTTCCCGACCGCGAGGTGCCCAATGCCTGAGCCGGTCTACCACTACGACATCGAGCAAGGCACGGACGAATGGCATGATCTGCGGCGGGGGATGATCACCGCCAGTGCCATTTCAAGGCTGATCACGGCAACAGGCAAGCCTGCATCAAATGACACCAGCCGTGGGCAGCTGTACCAGTTGCTGGCGGAACGGATCACCGGCACCACCGAGTCGTCTTTCTACAACGACGACATGGCAAGGGGCCATCTGCTGGAACCGTATGCCCGCGACCTGTACCAGGAGCATTACGGATTCGTGCGTGAATGCGGATTCATCACGTGCGAGATGAACGGCATCACGCTGGGGTATTCACCGGATGGGCTGGTGGGTGATGACGGGATCATTGAGATCAAGTCACCACGGGCTAAGACGCACCTCAAGTCATTGCTGACCAATGAGGTGCCTGCGGAGTACATGCCGCAGGTGATGACGGGGTTAGCGGTAAGCGGTCGCGCATGGTGCGATTTCATTTCGTATGTACCTGGACTGCCCCTATTCCGGAAGCGGTGCAAGCGTGATGAGATCACGATTGCGCAGCTGATATTGGCTGCGCAGGCGGCTGAGGAACAGCTAGCGGGGATGTTGGTTGTGTACCAGCAGATCGCGAAAGAGTATCCACCAACTGAAGTTATCCAACCTGAACAGGAGATTGTGATCTGATTATGGACATGACCCCAACGCTGGAGGCTAAGAGTAACCAGCTGACCAGTGATGATTTGATTGCTGGGCCGAAGACGATTGTGGTTACGAAGGTGGCGGCCGGCAACAATGAGCAGCCGGTAGCGATCAGCTACGACGGCGACCAAGGCAAGCCGTGGTATCCGTGCAAGAGCATGCGCAGGGTGCTGGTAGCGGCCTGGGGTGCTGATGCAAAGGGCTACATCGGCCGGAGCATGACGTTGTTCCGTGACCCTGAGGTGAGTTACGGCGGAATCAAGGTTGGCGGGATACGGATTAGTCACTTGTCTGATCTGGATAGTCCGCTGTCGATTGCGCTCACCGTGACGCGCCAGAAGCGATCGCCGTACAAGGTGCAGCCACTGAAGGCACCGGCACCGGCACCAGCACCGGACACTGCTGCGCCAACACCTGCTGCAGCTGCGTTGGCGGAGTGCAGGAAGGCTGGCCTGACCAATGCTGGCATCGAGGCGCTATGCCTCAAGGCCAGCGACGGTGCCCATACCAGCCTGGCGGATCTGTCTGAGAACACGTTGGTTTACATCGTGCGCAACGGCATCGACGCAGAGAAGGTGGCGGCATTCAATGCGACCGCCGAACCAGCACCAGCAGAGACAGCCCCGGCACCTGCCGGTTGGGCTGACTGATTACCATCCACTTCCAGAACTGAAATCCCATGAATGTGATCACTTTGGTCGGCCGGGCCGGCCACGACCCGGAGCTTAAGTATTTCGAGAGCGGCAGCATGGTTGCCAATCTGAGCTTGGCGGTGAATGCTGCCAAGAAAGGTGATGAGCCGGACTGGTTTGAGTTGAAGATCTGGGGCAAGACTGCACAGATCGCGGCTGATTATGTGAAGAAGGGCAGCCAGATTGCTGTGACCGGTCGGCTGTCTACCGAGCGGTGGGTGGACAAGACGACCGGTGAAAAACGGCAGAAGTTCGTGGTGAACGTGGAGCGCCTGAGCCTGCTTGGCAGCAAGGGTGACAACGAGAGCCATCCGGCCGCACCAGCCAGCAACGGTGGCGGCGGGTATGTGCCTGACGAAGATCCGCCGTTCTGATCATGGACAACATCACACAGGTAAAGCAGCAGCTCGACACGTTGCTGCTGGAGCTAGAGCAACGGGAGACCGCAACAGCCCATGCGATGGAGACCCTCACTGTGGACGACCGTGTGAGGGCTGCTTGGGTAGAGGCGACGATGGCTGAACGGTTCAGGGTGCTGGCGCTGATCGATGCACAGATTGGCCAGTTGAACGGCGCGGGGATGAACACGATCCTGTTGCGCTCGTTGCGCGGGGTGGTGGCAACAGAGACCAACAACGGAGACAACCAATGATTACAGCACAGGAACTAGAGCTGCACGCCAAATCGCTGCGCGGCGAACCTGATGGTGTGCGACTGGTGAAAGTCGGGGCCGACCTGCGCGATTCCGACCTGCGCGATGCCTTCCTGCGCGATGCCGACCTGCGCGATTCCGACCTGCGCGATGCCTTCCTGCGGGGTGCCGTCCTGCGCGATGCCTTCCTGCGGGGTGCCTTCCTGCGGGGTGCCGACCTGCGGGGTGCCGACCTGCGGGATGCCGTCCTGCGGGGTGCCGACCTGCGGGGTGCCTTCCTGCGGGGTGCCGACCTGCGCGATGCCGACCTGCGCGATTCCGACCTGCGGGGTGCCGTCCTGCGGGGTGCCTTCCTGCGGGGTGCCGACCTGCGCGATGCCGTCGGCCTACCAATAGCAGCCGATGCAGCTGATCGCCTGAAAGCTGTAGCCGCTGCAGCATTACAACCTGATGCGCTGCAGATGTCCAATTGGCATACATGCGGCACCACGCATTGCATTGCGGGCTGGGCTATTCACTTGGCGGGCGAACCTGGCCGGCTGATGGAGTCAATGATGGGTCCAGAACTTGCTGGGTTGTTGTTGCTAGGGACAGAAGCGCATCAGCATTTCTATGACAGGAATGAGAAGGCGCTGGAGTATTTGCGCGGGGTGGTGGCTGATGGCTGATCGTTACCCGCCAATGGAACAGCAGAGTTGTTTCAACTGTCGCTATTGGCGACGCGCCAGTGATGACAACTTGACGGTGAATCTGTGTTGCCGTCATGCGCCGAGGCCGAGCACCAGCCCGCAGTACCCAGCACGGTGCCCTGCGGTGCGGTGGTGCGGTGAATGGAGCGCGATTGATGATTGACCCCTCCACGATCGCCGCGATGGAGCGGCTGGCTACACAACCACCAACGAGTGATCAAGCAATGACAAAAGGAGAAACCCGCCGTTTAACGGTGGTGCTTCCGCTTACGGAAGTGGAACGGCTCAGGGCGTTTTTGATGCCTGGTGAGAGCATGGCTGAGCTGCTGCGGCGTGTGCTGCAGGAGGTGGGGAGGTGAGTGCACCCGACATCCACGCCATTGCAGCGCGGCGTGTACATGGCCTGCCTGCTGACTGGCAGCCACGGATCTATGGCTGCCTTGACCGCGACCTGGGGTTCTACCTGCGTGGCGCTGTGCCGATCGGCACCTACTCACGCGGACCACGGAAAGGCCGGCCGAAGTGGCCACCGCTGGGCCAGCTGGAACGGGTTGTGATCACCGCCGACGAGGTGAAACAGGCCCGCATCTGCTGGGAGAACGAGACCGGGCTGTGCAGTCACTGCGGCGGCAGCGGCCAGCAGGTCAAGTCAACCGGCATCAATGGCACCACCTACCGGGAGTGCGGTGCGTGTAGCGGCACTGGCAAGGCGCTGCATCTGCGGGGGGTGGGATGAGTTTCCTGAACCCCGACTTCTACCCCACCCCACCCGAGGTAGCGGCCGAGATGCTCGACCCGCTCGACCTGCGGGGCAAGACGGTGCTGGAGCCCAGCGCCGGCTCAGGGAACCTGGTGCGGGAGTGCCTGGAGCGTGGCGCGGCGGAGGTGCTGTGGTGCGAGAAGGAACCGCAGCTGCGGGACATGCTGACCAGCCTGCGGGGCGGTTACTACCTGGGGCATGACTTCCTGCTGGTGGAGGCCCATCAGGTCAGCCACATCGAGCTGATCGTGATGAACCCGCCGTTCTCGGCGGACGAGGCCCACATTTTGCACGCTTGGGAGATCGCCCCGCCTGGGTGCGAGATCGTGGCGCTGTGCAACTGGAACACCGTCTCAGGCGTGTTCCGTGGGCTGCAGCTACAGCTGGCCAAGCTGATCGAGGCATACGGCAGCCTGGACGATCTGGGCGAGTGCTTCACCACCGCCGAGCGTCCCACCAAGGTGAGCGTCGGGCTGGTGCGGCTCACCAAGCCTGGCCAACGTGTAAGCGGCGCTGATGAGTTCGACGGCTTCTACCTAGGCCCCGACGACATCGAGGCCCAAGGCGAGGGGTTGATCCAGTACCGCCGCAGCAGTGACATCGTGCAGCGGTATGTGGAGGCGTGCCGGATTTTCGATGAGCAGGTGGAGGCCGGCACCAGGCTGCGCAGCGTGCTGGATGGGTTCTTCGGCCAGGAGCTGGGCTTACAGGTCACCGTCGAAGGTGCACCGGTAACGCGCAACCGGTTCAGGAAGGATCTGCAGAAGGCGGCATGGAAACACGTCTTCGCTGAGTTCCTGCCGACGCAGCTGGCCACGTCGCAGCTGGCCAAGGACATCAACCAGTTCGTGGAGAAACAGAGCCGGATCCCGTTCACCGAGCGGAACATCTACCGGATGCTGCAGATCGTCGCCGGCACGCAAGAGGCCAGGGTGGATCGTGCGGTAGAGCAGGCGATCGACAGCCTGACGAAGCACACCAAGGGGAACCGGTTCGGTGTGGAGGGCTGGGTGACCAACTCGGGTTACATGCTCAACCGGCGCTTCATCCGGTCCTACATGGCTGAACCAGCATGGTGCGGCGAGTACGTACGGGTGCTGACCTACGGCAGCCAGGCGGATGAGATCCAGGACCTGATCAAGGCGCTGTGTTTCATCACCGGCCGGAAGTACGACGAGGTGGGCCAACCCGTCAAGCCTGCTGATGGTGTGTTCTGGCCTGGTAAGTGGTATGAGTGGGGCTTCTTCCGGTTCCGTGCATACAAGAAGGGCACGGTGCACTTCGAGTTCAAGGACGAGGAAGTCTGGGCGGCGGTGAACGCGAGGTATGCGCGAATCAAGGGCCAGGTGCTGCCGGAGCAGCACCGCCGGCCGAAGCAGCGCAGGCGGCATGAGGTGGCGGCATGACCCCCCACCTTGACCATGCCCAGATGAATGGCCGCCACTGGTGTTGGGCATCGGGCTGTTGGCGGGAATGGTCTCATCTCCATGCCGATTGGCTGCCATCTGGTGCACCACCAGCAGAGGCGCAGTTCTTCAACTACCGAGAGCACATCCTGAGCCGCTTCAAGGGGGTGGCGGCATGACCATCACCACCGCCGGCACCTGGTATCCGCCCAGCCTGGGCACCGGCGGATTCCTGCATGAAGGCCAACTGTTCATCAACCCACCCTTTCGCACCATGAGCACCGACACAATCACAGCCGATGACCTGGCACTGCACGCGCAGTGGCTGAGTGATTCGAGCACGGGTAAGCGACTGCAAAGACCTAGCGCCTACCTCACGCGCGCCAACCTCACGGGCGCCGACCTCACGGGCGCCAACCTCACGGGCGCCGACCTCACGGGCGCCTACCTCACGCGCGCCTACCTCACGGGCGCCAACCTCACGGGCGCCTACCTCACGGGCGCCAACCTCACGGGCGCCGACCTCACGGGCGCCGACCTCACGGGCGCCTACCTCACGGGCGCCAACCTCACGGGCGCCTACCTCACGCGCGCCGACCTCACGGGCGCCTACCTCACGCGCGCCAACCTCACGGGCGCCTACCTCACGCGCGCCGACCTCAGCGGCGTCATTGGACTCAAAATTGCCGCAGACGCTCCCGCTCGATTGCTCGCCGTAGCCCGAGCTGCGCTGCAGCCGGGTGCACTGTACATGTACGACTGGCACACCTGCGAAACGACCCACTGCATAAGCGGCTGGGCTGTTCATCTGGCCGGTGAAGTTGGCTGCGTGCTTGAAAGAGCAGTTGGCGTTCACATGGCTGGTTTGTATCTGCTGGGAGTGGAGGCGGCTGGGCATTTCTATGACACCAACAAGGAGGCTACGAAATACCTGCAAAGCGTGATTGATGCGGCTGGTGTGGAGGTG